TAAGTTTTATGAAAAATTTAGTCAGGGCCGAGCATATTTTTTTAGCCCATATGCTGAAAGAATTAATTTACTTGCAGACTTGATTATGTTAAAATCAACTTTAGACAGTATGAATATTGACTTTTTGATTTTTCAGGGGCCTGCTGCTGAAAAATTAGAGAGCGACTATTTGCTAGATTTTTTTAAACAACAAATTGCAATGGACCAACGAATTTTCGATCTAGAAACATTTGGATTTTGCGATTGGTCACATGAACAAAAGTTTACACCATTGGATTTTTTAGATCACCCAAAAATTGGTCACTATGGCCCAGACGCACATCGTTCGTTTGCAAACACAATTCTGTTGCCTAAACTTAAAGAATTATCCATATTATGAGTGCAGATATTGATTTGGATTTTGCTGATCGCAGTGCTGTGCTGAGTTTGATTCAGCATACTGCTGCACGACAAAGTGACGGGCGCCGTCACAATTCAGGAGTGTATGTCACAGACATTCCACAGGATCCTGTGCATGGCTGTGCCGCAATAGACTACGAAACTGCAGAACAACGAGGCTATTTCAAACTGGACTTTTTGAACATGAGTGTGTACAGCTTGATTCAAACACCTGAACACTACGAAGCCATGCTGGCCGCAACTCCTCCATGGAGCCGACTGTGGACTGATGCTCAATGGGTTAGGCAACTAGCACACGTGGGCAATTACTATGATTTGCTGAAAGAAATGAAGCCAGATTCAATACCAAGATTGGCTGCTTTTATATCAATTATTCGTCCGGGCAAAGCACACCTACAGAGACAACCCTGGGATCAAGTGTTTGCATCAGTATGGGACGGAGACACCAGCCAAGGATACACATTCAAAAAAGCACATGCAATAAGTTACGCAGCTTTGGTGGCGTTGCACATGAATCTTCTCAATCCATCCGACGCACAAGCGTGATTGATTTTCGCTTGCTTTTTTTGCGAGCTATGTCTTGAAGGCTGCAGATTGGCCCGTGTAAAATTTCTAGATCTTTGTTGGAGAATGTGCGCAACGTGGATTTGAATCGATCCCAGTCGCCGCGCAGAAATATGTTTATGGGTATGCTGTGATTGCTTTCCCACCACCATTGTCCTGCCAGTTCTAAAAATTCCAGCTTGTCGGTTTGATTTTGTATGACCCCAAAGTCGTAGATAGTGGTCACGATCTCGTCGCGATTTTGTACTACTCCTATATACTCCACGTTGGCATAAACGCACAAGGTTATAAAAGGGTATTTTTCAGTTAGCTTTTTAAATATATTGTTACCCATAAATACTGATTGAGGATTCACATGTATTCATCCACCGTTTACTTATACCAACAAATTACCAGAGTGTTATTGATTGACACCGGCGGTGGCTATTTCACAGCGAGGTACGACCCAGTGTATGCTAAACAACTAACCGTCAACAAAGGCGTTGACAACGTCTTCTTGTTTGAATTTATCAACCAAGATCAAAAACCAGTAAACATCACAGGCTCTAGTTTTGTGTTTAGACTGATGAATCAAACTGGTGATCGACTGATTGCTGAAAAAAATATGGAAATACTGAGTGCTACCACAGGCCGCGCAAAAGTGGTGCTGAACAGTGCAGACACCATAGACATCATTGCCCAACCTGGAAGCTACAGTATACAACGCACCTCTGGCAGCTATGTTCAGTCAGCATTTGTGGACGACAATTCTGGTGCTCGGGGTAACTGCAACATTGTGGATTCAGTGTTTCCTGAGTTTGTGCCCAGCCAAGAACTTACCATTCCCACAATCTACGGCAAAGCACAGCAGTTACAACCCGGTCCCACAAACTATCCTGATTGGGCTCTGCAACCTCCTCCAGTCAACACCACACAAACCACAGAATTTTACAGCAGCGAACTACCCACAAACGGACAACAGCTGACCACGGTCAGCATGGATCTGGATCATTACACTGGCACAATCAAAGCACAAGCAGCACAAGATTATCAAAGCATATGGTACGATGTCACTGAGAGTTATGAATTCTTTGATGACACAAGAACTTGGCACATGAACATTGCAGGATTTCACCCGTTGTTGCGACTGGCATTCAACAACAGCTTGGGATTTGGAGCAACAGCCAACGCCACAGTTACCAATGGTGTGGTCACTGCCATCACATTGACCAACGCAGGACAAGGCTATGTGGCTCCTCCTCGACTGCAGATTTTGGGCAACGGTTCGGGAGCCCGAGCCACTACCACTATTGGCGACAACAGTCAAGTTTCTGGAATTACCATTGTAGACGGTGGATCAGGTTATTTGCCGTTGCAATACCAAAGCACAATTTCAGCCACGGTGCTGTTTGACACAGGTACAATCACTAATCTCCAATATCGTTGATATACTTAGCAAACTGTGTTAAACTACACAAATGCTTGATATTGTTCAATACCTACCTGCCAAACGCAAAGCCAGTCCCAGCGGGTGGGTCAGTTTTAATGCAGTATGTTGCCATCACAACAGCAACAGCCCAGACCGACGATTACGAGGCGGAATCAAAGTCAATGAACAAGGTTGGAGCTATCACTGCTTCAACTGTGGATACACTGCTAGCTTTATCCTTGGCCGTACTGTAAGTTATAAGGCCCGTAGGCTCTTGAGCTGGTTGGGTGTACCTGACCGAGACATAGAATTGGCCAATTTGGAAAGTCTGCGTCATCGCAGTATCCACGGCATTGTGGAAGATCGGCAACGTGTGGCCAATATACTGCAGGGCATTGACTTTGAAGAACGTGACTTGCCACCAGCATCAGAATTGATCACACAGGAACATCCCAAGTACTGGGACTATGTTCGTGATCGTCGGGTGCCCGAAGACTTTCCTGTGATGACACCCATACGTACCGATGGTGTTCATTGGACCAGGCCTTGTGTGATTGTGCCGTTCACGCATGACAACAAGATTGTGGGCTACACAGCTAGATTTCTTGACGGCAAAAGACCCAAGTTTATCAGCGAACAACAACCTGGCTATGTGTTTGGCATAGATTTGCAACCGCCCAATTGGCAGCATGTGTTGGTCATGGAAGGCATATTTGATGCACTCAGCATTGGTGGTGTTGCGTTACTACACAATGAAATTAGTGATGCACAAGCCAAACTGATTCGTGGCATTGGACGAGAAGTTACTGTGGTGCCGGATCAAGATCGTGCAGGACTGGAACTGATTGACAGAGCAGTGGAACTGGGATGGGCAGTGAGCATACCTGCCTGGGAAGATTGCAAAGACGTCAATGATGCTGTGAAGAAATACGGTCGACTTGGTACCTTGCTAACTATTATGCAGGCACGAGAAACCAGCAGAATCAAAATTGAATTAAGAAAGAAAGCCCTTGTTAAAAGAATACAACACTGAAGTACAACGATTGTTTCTGGAAATGATGCTGGAAGACGCCAGCTCGTATGTGCGTGTTCAGAACATCTACAATCCAGAAAACTTTGATCGCAGTTTGCGCAAAGCAGCAGAGTTTATTAAAGAACACTCAGACAAGTACAAAACTCTGCCAGACCGCGCACAGATATCTGCGGCATGTGGTATCACATTGCAGTCTGTGCCTGAACTCAATGAAGGACACAACGAGTGGTTCATGGCAGAGTTTGAGAGCTTTACCAAGCGTCAAGAACTGGAACGTGCTATCTTGAAAGCAGCAGACTTGCTGGAAAAGGGCGAGTTTGATCCAGTGGAAAAACTGATCAAGGATGCTGTGCAGATCAGCTTGACCAAGGATATGGGCACAGACTACTTTGCTGATCCTGCAGGTCGTATCAACAAGTATTTCAATTCAGGTGGACAAGTTAGCACAGGATGGCCACAGATGGATCGATTGTTGTATGGTGGATTCAGTCGAGGCGAACTCAACATCTTTGCAGGTGGATCAGGATCAGGCAAGAGTCTGGTCATGATGAACATTGCGCTGAACTGGTTGCAACAAGGACTCAGTGGTGTGTATATCAGTCTTGAATTGAGTGAAGAACTAACCAGCCTACGAACTGATGCCATGCTGACCAGCATGAGCACCAAGGACATTCGCAAGGACATTGATTCAGCAGAGCTCAAGGTCAAGATAGCAGGCAAAAAAGCTGGCCAATATCGGGTCAAAGCCTTGCCAGCACAAAGCAACATCAACGACATTCGAAGCTATGTCAAAGAAGTGCAGATTCAAACAGGTATCCAAGTGGACTTTTTGATGATTGACTACCTGGACTTGTTGATGCCCGTGAGTGCAAAGGTCAGCCCCAATGACTTGTTTGTGAAAGACAAGTATGTGAGTGAAGAACTGCGTAACTTGGCCAAAGAGCTGGGTGTGTTAATGGTAACTGCAAGTCAGTTGAACCGTAGCGCAGTTGAAGAAATTGAATTTGATCACAGTCACATTAGTGGTGGTATTTCCAAGATCAACACAGCAGACAATGTGTTTGGTATCTTTACAAGTCGTGCTATGAAAGAGCGCGGCAAATATCAAATACAATGTATGAAGAGTCGTAGTTCAACAGGTGTGGGACAAAAGATTGATCTTGAGTACAACATTGAAACCATGCGCATCACTGACGAAGGTGGCGAGGATGGTGATGCCAGCGGAGGGTTTGCCCGAAAACCCAGTTCCAACTTGATGGATTCCATCAAAGCTAAGTCAACGGTGGCAACAGAAAATGCACCAACTAAATGGGAAAAACCCACTGGCACACATGCCTGGGACAAACCAATGGTTCATTCAGATGATACTTCTAAGGTAACTGCTGATGTACAGAGCGCCAAACTCAAACAGTTGTTGGGCAAGATCAAATCAGGTTAAGCAATTGCACTTTTAATCACAACAAAGTTCAGTACCAATGCTTCGCTTAATGGTCCGGCACCTTGGTTAAGTTACTGACCCGTTGATCACAGCATAGCGTATGACCAGGGCTTCGCCTAGTGTACCAGCAGTGTTGTTTCTAACATAAATGGTAGCACTACCGGCTGCACATGCAGCATTGAGAGTGTATGACCCCAGTGTACCACCG